TTCTTGGCAGTTTAGACAAAAAACTAAAAGCTCTTGAAAATTCCAAAGGAAGCTTGAGCCCTGCAGCAAAAGCCGAAATTGAAGAGTTAATTAAAAATACAGTTAAAGCAGCAGAAAAAACAGAAGATACAGCCGGCGGAATTATTGCTGCGCTTGCAAAGGGCGGCTCTAGAGCATCAAAGGTTTCTGGCGCGTTAATGACCGCCGTAAAATACAGCCTAGCCATTGCCGGTGGAGTTTTGGCTGCTCCGTATATAATGGGGATGTTTGGAGGAGGTGATTACGGATCTTCTGGAGACATTCCTCCGGAGCAGGGAGGTCAAGGCGGAATTAGCGACAGAAGAAGGCCATTAAGTTGGAGGGAGAGACAGAGGCAAAATGAAGGTCCAGTATTTAAGGCAATAAGAGAGGCCTCAAAAAATAACAATATGGCAGAATTAAATACGCTAATTGAGTCTGCAGCAACAAATGAACGATACAAGCAATACATTACAGAAGAAATTTTTGGTCGTAAGACAATGATAATTTTGCCAAGAGAATTTCTAGGTATGAGATATGCTTTCGTTAATCCAACGGGAGGAGACGTAGGAAAGAATCCGGAGCTGCTTGGAGATATGGTTCTTAGATCTCTAAGAAGAATGGATTTGGGCGGCAAGCAATACAATGCAGCAAAAAGAACTGACGGCCCTGAGGCACAAAGAATTCTAAATAAAGCCGCAACAGTAATTCTTCAGGCAGACCTTGTCCCCGGAGGTCTTTTTCCGGGAGCAAAAGGCCGAGCAGATAAGGCGTTATTTGGAGATCCTGTAGAAACAACAAGGAGATCTCAAAGAAGAAGCGAAAAGAGATCCAGAAAATCTCTTAGAGATAGATTTGAGCAGGAATCTCTTAGTGAGCCTCTTCGTATGGCTGCCAAAGAAAATAGATCTCGTTCTATTGATCAAATTAGAAAGGAATCTTATTTGAAAATAAAAGAATTTTATGAATTATCTACTAATAATAAACATAAAAGCGATATTTCTTTGGACAAAAGAGCTGATGAAATATCAAAGTCTTATCACAAAGATGCCGTAAAGGATCTGAGAGAGCAAGACAAAACACTCCGAGATTATTTTGCAGGTCTAGGCAGACTGTACGAAGAAGAATCGGAAAAAAGAAAACCAGATCAAAAGGAACTATACGAACTTCATGACGAAACAGGAAGTGATCTAACTCTTTCGGCACATCCAAATGCAATTAGACTATCTGATGCAATGGGAGATGGCGGATTGGTTGAAAACGGACTTGAGCAGAAGAACAAAATGGAAGGCGTGGCGTTACGCACCCCAACTGGTAACTTTGAATCTAGATACGCAAACTTAAAATATTTGCTTCAAAAAGCAAGCAAATAAACCTAGACAATATATTTAGTGGTTAAATATATTAAACTTTAAAATAATTTTAGGAGAATTAAAAATGGCTTTAAAACTATTAAATCCAGGATTAAGACCTCTCGGCATGTTTGACCTCAACGACGGCGACGCCGGCGCCCTTGTTGGCGGCGAGTACGTTGAGCTTCAGACAGATAGCTTTGCCGCAGAGGGTTATGCCGCAGACGTTGGTCAGCTTTCTAGCGGTGTTAACATGGTAAACTTTGCCCGCGTTGGGGAGAGAACTGCAGGCGCTCTCGGCGGCCTTGCAGATGAAGGTCTTGAGGAGTATGGCACTGCTCTTGGCTCACTTATTGGTTCAAACACTGGCAAGGCAACTACCCAGTCTGGCGCTGTTGTCATCGGACCTAGCACCGATCGTGGCTCAGGCAAGGTAACTGTATGGGCAACTCAGGGTCTTTACGGAGTAACTGATCAGGACGCAACCCTTGATTCTGCTACTGCAAATGCTGCGCTATATGGAGCCGCTGCAACCAGCCTTCTTACTACTGTCGCCGGTACTGGCGCTCAGGTAGCAATCTACGTCGGAGCTATGAGTGATACCTCTCTAGTCTCAACCACTAACACCGCTGCTGGTCTTGCTACAGAAACAGAGTACCACGCAGTTTTCCATCTCGGAAACGTAAACTAAGGCATAGGAGGATAAAATGTCAAATCTATTCAACACACATGGTGAGATCAATGCCTCCAACGTCACCGAGGCTCTTTCTCAGATCGTTAAGTACGCTTCTATTATCGAAGACCTTCAGCCTTCCAGCAACACTCAGGCTGCAGCACCTTCCTTAAACGATGGACAGCGTGATGAGATGATCAAGCAGGCCCTCATGACTCAGGAAGGCAAGATTGCACTTGGTCAGGCTATGGCCAACCCAATCCGTAGAAACCTCGACTATCAGGGTGTCGCTCGTAAGGCCCTTGTTGTCGACCCACTACCCCAGGGTGCTCTTCCCGTCTACGACCGTGATATCGACGTAGCTGCAGTTGTTGTTTCCAGCAACGGCGCTGCTCCCGAGTCCCGCGTCTTTGGCGACAGAGTTACCGTTCCAGAGTTTGAGGTTGTCTCAAACCCCACCGTTCGTATCGCAGAAGTTAAGCGTCGTCGTTTCAACGTAATCGACCGTGCTCAGCAGAAGGCTCGTCAGGAAATTCAGGCTCAGGAAGATGCTAACGTATTCGCAGCTCTTACCTTCGCTGGTGACAGCAGCCTTGGCGGTGAAAACGCAGCTGTCTCTCTCGATCCATCAGCAGGTGGCTCACTTGAGAAAGATGGCCTCGTAAACCTCAAGCGTCAGATCGATCGCTGGGACTTGGTTACCTCCAAGTACTTCATGAACATCAACGAGTTCACCGACATTCTCACTTGGGAATCTGCTGGTGGCTCAAACTCACAGGTTGACCCCGTCACCCAGCGTGAGCTTCTTCAGACCGGTCTTTACGGCCACGTCTTCGGTGCCGATATCATCGTCTCCAAGGTCGTTCCTGTAAACCGTGCTTTCGCTACCGCTGATCCTGAGTTTGTTGGTGTTATGCCTGTACGTCAGGACATCGAAGTTCTTCCTGCTGATGAGCCCAAGCAGCTTAAGCTTGGTTGGGTTGTCAACGAGATCATCGGTGTTGGTATCGTCAACCCACGTGGTGTCGCTACCGGTACTATCTAAGCCTTTTAGATAAGTCGAACAAACCTAAGGGCGTGGCATTGCTGCCACGCCCTTTTTATATTATTATTTTGAAATATAACTGAGGAAAAAATGAATCCAGAAAGATTAAAAACGAGATTGAAATTTGTTCAGGCAACGCCTTTAAAAAACAGGGCGGCTGTTAAGACAATGACCAGAAGAGAAGTTAAAAATATAAATAAAGATCTCGCTTCTGATCCAAATGATAAATTCGACACATTTTTCGATTATGAAGAAGAGCTCTCTGGAATGCAATCATCTTCGGAGCAGTTTGCAGCAATGGAAAAAAGATCTGAGTCTTTAATAATGGAGGACATATCTAGCGATAATACTTCTGAAATTAAAGAGGAAATTAAAAATACCTTTATAGTAATGGAAAAAATAAAGCCAATTTATTTAGATGAAAAGCCTGCAGAAATGCCAATAAAAAAAGAATTAGATACTAATAAACAAGATATAGAAAAGAGTGCCAAATTTAAATTTGTAAGATGCGATTTTATAAAAGATGATGGAAATAGGTGCAAAAAGCAAGCTCCAAAAAATGGCACCACTTGTTCGGTTCACAGAAAATTATTAAAAAAAAGGATTATAAATGAATCAGTATGAAACATCAGATTTAGCCCTTGCAGCCTTCTTAACATTGAAGGGGTTAAAGCTTATTAGCGCCAAAAGACTAGATTCTGGTCGTTTTGAGTTTATTCTAGATGATTCCAATAAGACGGCGGAGACTCTTGCTATCGATTTTTTTAGTAGCGAGTTTTGCGAATACGATAACAAAATTAGATCATTAAAAAAGATTTTATATTCTAAATAAAAATGAAAATTTTTATCCCGACAATAGACAGCCAATCATCTTATGCTGAGCTAATATATAAAATTTACAATAAAGTATATTGGGACAAAAATTATTTAGACTACTACATCCCTTATAAGGAAGAGCAAAAAATGATAAGCTATAAATTTTTTGCTAAGCAAAATAATGTAAAGCTTATTCGTGCAGCAAAAAATCTCGACATAACAAGAGTTATGTTAGAGCTTCTTAGGTTTGCAGATGATGATGAGTGGATCTTTTGGGCTCCGCATAATCATTATCCAAGTCCATTTCCCAATATAAAAGATAAAAATTTTTTACATAATGTTTATAATTATATAATTAAATCAAATCCAGATCTAGATGCTATTTATCTGGACCCATCTCAAAAGGATGGAAAAAGATCTGCTCACATTAATAAGTCAAGAAAATTTTTTATTGATAAAGGACAGTTTAATAAAGAATTAATCGGAATAAAGTTTGATTATTCAAGACACTGTTTTGCAAAAGCATATTATATTAAAAAAATTTTTCTAACTACTTTAGATAAAAAATATTATACAAAATCTATAAAAGAATCTTTGGATATAAAAAAATCTAAATTTAATATTTATACTCTTACTAATGATAGAATTTTTTATGAAAAAATCTGGAGACAAAATAATGGGCTTATGTGTAGAAATGTAGGTATAGCCCTATGGGATTATTCATGTAAAAGCCCAAAATATATATTTGATTTTTCAAAAGATTATAATTTTTAAATAGGAGAAAATATGTTAAAAATAAAAGTTGGAGATAAAATAACCGGAAAAGATGGCGTTGAAAGAACCGTTGGATATGTTGGGGTTGAAGAAGATGACTTGGGAAATAAAATTCTTGATGTCAGACTTTTGGATGGAATTGTAAAGTTTCCAAACTCAAGAGGTAGGCTTAAAGCTGTTCTTTCTGTTTCTAAACAAAATGTTTATCCAAAGATATTAGATGGAGCGGTTGTAAAGAGATATGGTGTTATAATTTTTGGATATAAAACTTTTTTTACAAATTTATTTAAAAAAATTAAAAGAAAAATATTGCACATTTTTTAGTTTTTACTATTATTATAATAAAAACCGAAATTTTTGTATATTTGACGTTTTAAGTTAAGTCCTAGTTAAGGTCAGTTTTAAACAACCATTTAAATTAGGAGAAAATAAAATGGCTAGAACAAAAATTAATAAAGGTCAGATCTCAACCAGTGCAGAGTTTGAGGCGAGATCAAATGGCCAGATGGGCCTTGCTGACGGTCAGATCGCAAATGCTAAGCTTGCAAATGATTCAGTAACAGTTGTTGCAGGCGACGCCCTTACTGGCGGCGGCGAGGTTGACCTTGGTCAGTCCGTAACAATGAATGTAGCAGTTGATGATGCTGGTATTGAAATTGCATCTGATGCACTTCAGCTCAAAGATGGCGGTGTTTCCACTGCAAAGCTTGCTGCTGACGCCGTAACTGAAGCTAAGATTGCTGATGATGCAGTTCAGAAAGAGCACATTCACTCTTCCGTTGCTGGCGCTGGTATTGCTCAGAACGCAGACGGCTCATTAGAGCTTGCTCTTGAGGCTTCTGTATTTGAGCTTTCTGGTGATGAGCTTCAAATTAAGGATGCAGGTATTGCTCCAGCATTCCTTCACGCTGACGTTGCTGGTGATGGTCTCGCACAGAACGCGTCCACAAAGGCCCTTGAGGTCAGTGTCGATGATTCCGGTATCGAAATCGTATCTGATGCACTTCAGCTTAAGGATGGCGGTGTTTCCACTGCAAAGCTTGCTGCTGACGCCGTAACTGAAGCTAAGATTGCTGATGATGCAGTTAAGAGAGAGCACCTCAACGCTGACGTTGCTGGCGCTGGTCTTGTTCAGGATGCTGATGGCGCACTAGAGCTTAACCCAGATGATGCTGGCCTTGAGCTTTCTGGCGATATACTTCAGATCAAGGATGGAGCCGTTGCCGGTACCACAAACCAGCTTCAGCTTGCTTATGCAGCTGGTATCCACACCGTGAGCTTTACAAACGATGTAACTATGCCAAACGATCTTACTGTTTCTGGCAACCTTGTTGTTAATGGGTCAACAGTAACAGTTGAGTCTACCACAATGGCTGTCGAAGACAACATGATTGAGGTTGGTAAGGATAACGCTGCTGACTCACTAGACCTTGGTTTCTACGGACAGTATAATGATGGTACCGAAAGATTCGCTGGTTTATTCAGAGATCACAATGATGGATCCTTCGTACTTTTCGATAACCTTACTACTGCTCCTGGTAACACCGTTGATGCAGTCAACTCCAACATGGCTAAAGCAGAACTTAGAGTTGAAAAGGTATACGGTGATATCCAGTATGATAACGCAAGAACATTTACCATCTCTGGTGACGCCGCTGGTTCTGCAACCTTCTCTGGTAACAACGATCCAACAATTGCTGTAACCATTCAGGCTGGCGCTGTTGAAGCTGGAATGATTAACGCTAACGTCGCAGGTGAGGCCCTTGGTCTTGATGCAAACAATGCTTTAGAAGTAAATGTTGATGCTTCAACCATCGAAATTGCATCTGATGCGCTTCAGCTTAAAGCTGACGGTATTCAATCCTCCCACATTGCCGATGATCAGGTTGGCAAAGAGCACCTCAGAGCCGACGTTGCTGGATTTGGTCTTCTTCAGGATGCTGATGGCTCATTGAAGCTTAGCCCAGATGGCAACTCCATTGAGGTTGATGCAGGTACCGAAGAACTTCGTGTCAAGGATGCTGGTATTATTACTGCGAAGCTTGCTGATAGCGCTGTTACTACCGCTAAGATTGCTGATGGAAACGTAACAAACGCTAAGCTTCAGAATGATAGCCTTACCTTCTCCTACAACGGTCTTTCCGGCCCTTCTAGCGCCCAAGCTCTCGGAAGCACTGTTTCCTTCTCTGTTGACCAGTTTGTCGAAGCGTTTGGTCAGAGCGATATGAGTGATTCTGATGCTGGCAACGGCAAGGCTGATGACAGATTCACCCTTAGCCCAGGCGCCGGCAAGGCCGTTGCAGACAACCTCAAGCCAATGGTATTCCTTAACGGCATCCTTCAGGAGGAGGGAGCTTCTGCAGACTACGAGTGGGATTCCGCTAACGGCTACATTACATTTGCTGATGCACTTGACGCTGATGACAGAGGTTCTGTAATTTACTTCCGCAAGTAAAAACTGTAAATAATAATCTTTGATTATTAAGCTGTTTGGGGGAGGGTGGTTTCACCCTCCCCCTCTTTCTTACTAATACTTTAATTTAAAAAGAGAGGCATAATCATGGCTGTAGGTACTTTTAAAAGAAGACCTCAGGTTAATCCTGATGGATCTATAACTCAACAAACGGAGGTTCTTTTGCCAGACGGTTCAGTATCTACAATCAATCAGGAAATTATCGAACAAGGCACCTCTGTGTCGGGCCCTGAGTATGTTATAGCCGATATATCAGATCAAGCAGATTATGGGGTTTACACCTATAGCCTCCCAAGCAGTGCCAACACATCTATTTCCAGAATCTTTTTAAATGGAGTAAATGTAACCTTCGATGGAGAATTTTCTGAGGACGGAAATACTTTTACTTTCTCTGAAGATTACAGTCCAGAAGAGTTTTTGAACGTAAAAATAATTGTAGACTATCAGAGGAGATAAGGATGGGAATGGGAAGTTATAATCTTGGATCTAGTGTTAGAATCTTTTTGCATGTTACAGATGGCGGAATAGCCTTCTCAGATATTACAAGTCCAAGGGTATTAAAAGTTGTTCTTCCGAGTGGTACAAATGACTCTTCTTTTCCTGCTACAATGATAGAGCACGATTCTGAATATTCTATATATTTTTTTGATTACATTCCAAAAACTGTTGGCGACTATATAGCAATAATAACATATTATGTTGATGGAGTTGAATATACTGCTGTAGAAAATTTTACAGTAAAAACCTCAAGCTCCTTATCGACAATTCCTAGGGCAGAGGCAAGATAATGGCAAATGATAGAAATAGAGCAATAAGGGGTGAGAATGTTGAGCTAAGCATTCAGTATTATGGAACAGATGGCCTTCCATCTGATGCAGATGAAACTCCTGAAATAAGAATCACAAATCCAAATGGAGATGTGATAGTAGCCTCTACATCGACTGGGGTAACCAGAGTCGATCTCGGACTGTATATTTATACATATTCTGTTTCTGCAACAACAGATAAAGGGCTTTGGACAGATACATGGGTGGCTCAAGTTGATGGATCAACGCTATCTAATGAGTTTAAATTTTTAGTTGCAGACGAGGCTTCGGCAGTATCTGGTGCCGCGAGACTTGGGGATGAAGTAGAGTTTGATTTTTCTGAAGCAGAAATAACTGGATTAAACATTCTTTTAAAATACTTAAAGGCAAGGGTAAAGTCCGATGGACAAAAGCCGTCAAGAGATGAGTACGGTGCATTTATTTATGACGGGTATGGAGAACTGGTTATGGAGGAGTGCAATGTATTTACGGATGAAGTTCTCGTTTGCTTTTTATGTTCTGCTCTTTCTGAGTTCAATATGGTACCCTTCTTTACATCTTATTCTTTTGCTGATGAAATAATTTATAAAACATTTTCTCATGCAATTGTTGAGGGCGCAACAATATTGGCCTTATCCGCACAGTCTCTTGTTGAAAAGGGAAGAGATTTTACAATATCGGATGGAGGTATATCCTATCAGCCACCGGCCCTTGGAGATTTTTTGGCCTCTAACTATAATAACTTTCTTTCCTCATACAGAGAAAGGCTCAAGTTTATAAAAAATTCCATTCGACCGGGTCCACAATCCTTTGGAACTTATACAAATCTAAGCTCTGGAGCTCCAGCGTTTACTAGACTAAGACACTTGAGAAGCAGAAGAATTGTCTAGTATTTTAGTATTATAAATGCTGGAGAGCTTATGAGAGAGCCGGAAAATTGTGAACTATCTTATTGCGGATTTAAATCTCCGCGAACAAATGAAGAAATTGATTTTGAAATCCTTGGCCTAGAATCAGCAATAGCAAGGGCTATGGAGAAAATCTCTTCATTAAAACAAACTCAATTTTTAGCAAAAATAGCTTTAGAAAATAATTTTTCAGATTTAAAAGAAATGTTTAAGGAAGATAAGGGTCAATGATAAAGATCTATGCCTCAAAAAAGAAAAATACAATATTAGACAAAATAATGTTGTTAGCAGAAATAAGATCATCTTTGACTGCTGATAAAATTGCAAAAGAAATATGCAAAGAAAATAATATAGATGAGGAATTTTTATTTGGAGTTCCAATATCTTTTGATAAATTAGATGTTTCTGCAAAAACAATAGATGGAAGCATATTTTTAAATGAAAAACTTATAGAAAAATCTTTTGATATAGTAATGAGATATGTAATTCATGAGCTTGTTCACGCAATACAGCATACTGATAGTAAATCAAAAATAAAAAAAGATAAATCAGAAGATTATTTGGACAAAGAAACTGAAAAAGAAGCTTTTACATATCAGATAAAATTTGACAAAGAAAATCGTGGAGAAAAGGCTGCAGAAGAGTATGTAGAGGAGCTTTTGGATCACCACGATATTAACGGAAAAGAAAGAGACGTAAAAAAAGAAGAGCTTTTAGATTCAGAATAAAGCTCTACTAATAGATTGGTTTAAAATGGAGCATTTTTATGATTTCTATATCCAACCAATCTCCCGCAGAGGGTGAGAAGCAAGTAGGTCTTGATAGCCTTATTGAGTTTGATATTATTGATGGTGGGGCCGGAATTGATATCTCATCAATTATTGTCGAGGTTAGCGGAGTAAGAGCTATTGAAAATGCCGGATTTTTAGATGGATTTAATGGCGATTTCTCATCAATAAATCTTGAGGATAACGGAATCTTTATATCAATAGATAAAGAAGAATCTTTCTACCAAGATCAGGTTTGCTTGGTAAAAATACAGGTAAAGGATTTAGATGATAAATTCTATAATTTTGAATATGTATTTAAGGTAATAGAAAGCTCTCCTCAGCTTATTTTTAGCTCACCTAGCTCCGGAGCTTTAGTTAAATCTGATCAGGTAATTTTTCTTGAGTTTGAAGACATAATAGACAGTATCGATCTTAGCTCTATAAACATATCAATAAATGGTATATCAGCAGTTTCTTCGGGATCTTTTGAGGATAATTATAGAGGAAACTCCTCGTCCATAGTAGAAAAAGACTTTGGTGCAACAGTTAGAATTGAGCCATCGGAATCTTTTCGAAACGGGTTGTATTCCATAGAATATAGTGTATCTGACTTAAACCAAAATACTTTATCTGGAAAGCTGAACTATTCAGTGGATTTGCCCCAAATAATTCTTCCATCTATTTTTCCTCAAGTAGAGTTCTCTGGATTCTCCCAAGGAATAAAGAAGGTTGCAAATATAGGTGATGGAAGTTCTCTTGCTTTAATTTGGAACAAACCCGTTTCCAGATCTTATAAGGGAGATACTTTTTGTTTAATCTATGAAAATAGTTCTAGACTCGAGATCTTTGACTCTCCTCCAAAATATATATCTACCAGCGAAGTTACGGAAGCTGTTGTTAAAAATCTAGAGACTGGATCTCAATATTTTTATGCAATGAGAGGTCTTGAGGCATTTAGGGATTCAATAGATTTATCCGGAATGCAAGAACACTCAGAAGGCCTATATCAGATTCCTTCTGATACTCAAGTTTCGGACCAAGTTGGAGAGAATGATTTAGCTATTCCTGTTAACTCAACAGAGGGTTATCCCTCATCTGGTGTGCTTTTCATTAACTCATCAGAAGTTGTGAGATATGAGTCAAAAACAGATACATTATTTTTAATTCCACAAAACGGAAGAGGATTAAACGGTACTTCTAAAGGTGTTTTTATAGAGGGAGATTCTGTATCTTTATTCTTTGAGTGTCAGGATAAAAATAGTGTAATTGGCGCTGGTACACCAATCTTTGAGGATGGATATCAAAGCGGAAGAGAAATTCAGGGTATAGGATTAGTTGTAACCGACTATGAAGATAATGATAAAAAGTTTTTTCAAGGATTTGATTTCTGCGGATATCACCAACCTCTTCCGCAGCAAATTTTCCAGGGAAAGAACGATTGTGGCAGCTACCTAGGCGGTGAGTTTAACAAAATGCGCGGTATGAACCTTTTTGATAGAATGTTAAACAGAGAAGAGGTTTTGTTGGATCAAGTTGGAGAGCCGGTAATTTTACTGAGAAGAATATGGAACGGAGAAACTTGCAGCTGCTCTAATGCCAGGAAAATGCATCCGAAAATTAAGGGGTGCAAAAAATGTTATGGAACAGGCTATCTCGGCGGATATGAGCAGTTTAATTACAGAAGAAGATCTGATGGAAGAATTATGGTAATGTTTGGAGATACACAAGAGGATTTAAGTCTTACATCACAATCTCATTTATCGCAAGACTATAAGCCGTCCTGCTGGACACTACCTGCTCCAGCAATTAGGGATAGAGATTTAATCGTTAGATTTGATTTTAATAACGATGTTGAGTTTATTTATGAAGTTTTAAATATAACTAAGGATAAATTATTTTATAGACATTATACAAGACAAAGGCTTAATCTACAGAGGATGGATAAGACTGATATTGTTTATACAATAAATTACTCCAGAAATTTTTAGGAGAAAATATGTATTGGATAAAAAATACATCAGAAAAACCCGACGCAATGCTCACCTTTGCATTTTTGGCATTTACAGTTGTAACCTTAAACATTCTTTTGGCAACATTTGGTAGAATATCTTATAACGGATTTGAAATAGGCTTTCAGTCGATGGATGCAGCAGCTATGACAGCATATCTTGCAGCAACATTTACAGCTTACGTAACAAGAAGGTGGACTGACGCAAAACACACTATTTTTGAAGATTCTTCATCCGAAGGGGAGTGATTATTATTTTGGAAAAAGAAAAAGTTGGATTTTTTAAGTCAATAAGCTTAAAAGTAAAACTTATAGTTGGCTTTATTTTTGGACTATTTAGTTTTGTTCTTTTATTTTTTGTAAACAAAAAAATAAATGCAAAAAAAATATTAGAATTAGAATTAGAAAAATTAGAATCTGAAATAAAAATAAAATTAACTGATGAAAATATTAAAGAAAATAAAGAAGAGATTTTAAGTTTAGAAAAAAAAGCAGAAAAAATTAAAGAAGAAATTTCTGCAATAGAAAGTGGGGAAAAGTCAGAGCTTGTAAGTCCAGAGGAATTAGATAATTTTTTTGACAAAAGAGGTTTTTAGTGTTTAAAAAAATAAATCATCTTATCTTATCTATTGATGATTCAAAAAAAGATATAAAAGATGGGTTAATTGCTATTGCAAAAAAAATAAAACTACAAAGTAGAATAGAAGTTATATCTATTGATTTAGAAGAATTGGAATCTATGGTTAATCCAAAAAAAGTAAAACCAATGCCTGATCAAGAAAGGATAGAGGTAGAAATATGATTAAAATTTTTGAATACATAATGCTGTTTTGCATTTCTTTTTCTTTAATTTTATCGAATGTCTCTTATGCAGGAGAGGTTGTTTCTGCCGGCACAAAGCTAGAGCAAGATTCTTATGTATTTTCTATTCAAGAAGCAACTGCTTTAATGGACAGATTAAAAGAACTTGAGGCAAAAGAGCTTGAGTTAGAAAAATATAAAGAATTAGAAGAAATTAGGATAAATCAAATTGATTTATATAAATTAAATGAAAGCTTTTATTCTCTTCAAATAGAGCGATATCAGAAATTAGACTTAACAAATCAGTCTTTAGTTGAAAAATATCAAAAAAGAGATCGACTTCAGGGTATCGAGAATGTTGGCTTTTTTGTTCTTGGTATGGCAGTAACATTTGGATCAATCTCTGCAGCAAATGCAATAGTATCAAGTCAGTCAAATAATTTTCAGGCAAGTTTTTAACAATCGAGGAATTAATTAATGGCAAAATCAAATTATCCAGAAAAAATTGATACATCAATTGAGATTCCGGCAGTTAGAGATAACATTGCCGAGATTGGTTCTGATGTCATTAATAGTATTCGATCAGCAATCTTTAATATAGAAAGAACTCTGGGGATAAACCCTCAGGGATCTGTAGGAATGACCGTTTCTTCTAGGTTATCTAAATCTTTAGATGCAAATGGAGGCTTGCTAAAAGAGGCTATAGATAAAGCGGGAGTTTTATCTGGACCAATATCAGATAAAGATGTTTCAAAAACTGCAGCCATTTCCGAAAGAAAGCTAAACCTTGATTATCCCACAAACTTACTTCAAGAAGAAATATCTCAAGTATATTATCAGCTAAATATAATTGACAAAACTCTAAGTGAGCTTAGCTCACTTTATGCAACTCACGTACATCCCTCTGCAAAAAATAGGCATCCGGGTACAGCTATTGGTATAGCTGAGATAGAAAATACCGAAGCTTCAGAGGGAATTACTTCATATGGCGGAGGAAATGCTCAAGATGTTGTGGAAAAATTATTTACTTCACATATAAATTATGATGGCTCATCTATTACCGAAGATAATAGATCTCATGAGTCAAAGCAGATATTTTTTGATAACACAGAAACTTCTGCATATATTTCGTCTAATGATGCTCAGGGAGCTATCGAAGATGTTCTGAGAGCAACAACAGGCCAGCTAAGTGAGCATCAAGATGCTTTTCATGCAAGCTCTATAGAAAGATATTCCAGAACTTATTCCCTGTTGGACTCAGCTTACTCAAGAGTTATTTTATCTGAAGAAGAAGTTTCATTTTCTGCAAAAAATTATACTGACGAAGAAGATGTATCTACCATATTTTTTTCGACTCCTATAGATTATTCTAACATTTCTATATCAAAGTATGATGTTGCTGTTATAGTAAATGGAGATGAAGAATCATCGTACAGAGTAAATGGTGTAAACTTATCGTCTGATGGGCTGCTTCTCGAAAGCCTTTCTCTTTATGGAAGAATTTTAAGCGATTCTGAGGCAGGCGCAACAGTATCTTTATATAAATCAAAATTAGAAAATTCTAATTTTTCAGAACTCTTATTAGCAGTAAGAGAATACGAGTCATTAACATCTTCGTCATACTCAAATGCAGATATTGTTCAAATATCAAATCCAAATGCAGCTAGTATTGTGTCTGAAGGTTTAAGGCCAAAAGAAATATCACTAACAAATAGATATATGAAAATATCTGTCGACAATGGGGCGGATATAACTTTGGATTTATTTGATTCCTCATTATCCAAACAGACAATTGATACCATTGTTAAAGCTCTAAATGAGCAATTTTGTGCAAACAGATTGAGCGTATTGGCTTATAGAGTTGATTTTGATAATTACAAACAATCAGAAATAGCTATTACTCACAGGCTTCACAATACAAGCATTCGAGAGCATACAATTGAGATAAAAAGAGGATCAGATGATGCAATTGATTCTCTTGGATTTGGTTTTTCAGAAGGAAATATTTATAGCTCTAATTTTGGCAAAAAGAATTATATTTTAGGCGAGTCTGGTACAGAATTTTTTGAAATATTTAATCAAACCGGTCTTACATTGGTTTCTGGAACATCCGAAATAGGATCTTATGATATAAATCCTCTTGAATCCGGAGTAAGAAATGGTCATGTAATAACTATATATGGAACTCCAAGTGATGATGGAACTTATGTCGTAACAAATGTTACGAATGACTCTATAGTTATTGATAAAAATCAGTTACCAGATGGAAAGTGGGTCTCTACAACATCTGAAGATGCTCAATTTATAATTCTTTCTGACTCGGTATCTCTTAACGGAATGGCTTTCGAGGCTACAATAAGTCCTCTATCTGCATCAAGCGTTATTGATGTATTTTTGAGTGAAAACAGAAGGGCATTTTTCAACAGAAGACTAACTTATGAAAGAGTATCTTATCTTGGATCTGAAAACCTTATCTCGCCAATCGATTTTGATGGAGATATTTCCATCTACACCTCAAGTTATCCTGGTGAAATTTCTTTAGAAAAAGTGACAACCATAACCTCTGATAAGAGAATTGCAATATCTTTAGATGGAGGGCCCCAAACAACTCTAAATGAGGCTAAAAATAAATACATAGAAATAAAATCTGGAAAACATAACATTAGTCTTACAGTTTTTGTAAAAGATTCTGATTCTATCAACTCAAAAATAATATCTGATGGATCTGGTTTTTCGCTCTCCCTCTTTGGAAATGAAGAGATAGATGAAAAAGAAGTTTTAAATATAGGCAGGGTTCATTATGAAGCTGCGATATCTAGGGTAACTGGATTTGGAAAAGATTACCCAAGAACTATTTCAAAGGTAAGGCGCGGCGGAGTTGGTGTTGACAATTTAGGAACAGATGTACGATTGTCACTTGAAAAAAGGCCTCACTTTTAAAAAAGATATAACGGCGTAATTAGTGGTTTTGAAATTACATCAGTTATTGACAATGGAGAGACATATACTGCATCTATATCTGCTGGAATTTGCTATGTAAAAGGAAAGCGGTTTGAAGTATCTGAAACTTTAGAATACATAACGGATATAGAGACTGGAACGGGTCCTGTTATAGATAAATTTTATATTGCAATAGACGAATGGGGCCATCTTGTATTTTCTCCCGCAGATGCAGTAACTTGCGGATGTACTCTTGACCCATACAATTTCTGTATAATTGGTTCTGTAGAATATTCCTCTGTAATAACAACTTACGATCTAAGATTATTTTTAGATAACTTAGATTACAAGCTCTTAAATTCAATTACTGTAAG